TCACTTAAACAACCACAGGAGGATGCATGACTCTTCAAGAGTATTTTCAGGACAAACCAAGGGGCGCACAGATCGCGCTTGCCCGCCAACTTGGCGTGAGCAAGACGTGGATGTCGCTACTCACAACTGGGCGTGATGTGCCCAGCGCGGGCCTCGCATTGATGATCGAGAAATTTACCAACGGCAAGGTTAAACGCAAAACGTTGCGCCCTGACCTCTTTGGAGAGATCAAGTGATTTGGTACAAATTCCATCTCGGTGACTACATCACCCACACCACACATTTGTCAGATGCTGAAGACCTTGCATACCGTCGCCTGCTTGATCTTTACTACATCAGCGAGGCACCTATCCCCTCTGACACCGCCTTTGTAGCACGAAAAATTCGCCTTGATCTTGACATAACCGAATCGGTTTTGGGTGAGTTTTTTGAATTGACCGAAGAAGGGTATCAAAACACACGTTGTGATGCTGAAATAGCAAAATATCAACATCAAGTCGCAACAAACCGATCCCTTGGAAAGCGAGGCGGCAGGCCGAAGAAAACCGAATCGCTAACCGAATCGAAACCGAACACGAACCCTAATAAGATAAAGAATAAGAATAAGAATACATTGTCGGCAACGCGCTTTGAAGAGTTTTGGGCAGCATGGCCGTCTAGTAAACGCAAGGTCGGCAAAGCTGCCGTGCTGGTCAAGTGGGAGCGTGGTGGTCTTGATGACGTGGCCGACGCAATCATTGCCAATGTCAACGACCTGAAGTCCTCTGAGCAGTGGACAAGCGGTTTTGAGCCAGCACCGCTGACGTACATCAACCAACGTCGTTGGGAAGATGATGCAGGCACGCCAGCCGTGAGCAGGAGAGTGATATGACGGACGATGAAGCGATTGAATTTGAGCGCCTCAAAACGGCAAGAGATTCTCTGTTGCTCAAGGTTGCAAATTTGCGTGGGCAGTTGGAAACAATAGCCGCCAAAGAGCGTGAGGTGGTGGCTAACTGGATTATGAATAAAGGTTTTGCGACTGGTCATGGAGATTCTATTGTTGATTTGCTTGACCAACTTGAATGGCAAATAGAAGAGAAAGAGCGTGAGGCGTGTGCGAAAGCGTGTGAAGAAGTTGGTGTATGGCCCTCGCTGAGGCCAAAGGATTGCGCTGAAGCCATACGAGAAAGAGGACAAGCATGACCCCAGTCGAGTTGCTGCTGTCACGGTTGCAGAAGGTTAAGGGCCGCAATGGCTCATGGACTGCCTGCTGCCCTGCGCACAACGACAAGGGGCCATCCCTTGCGATCCGCGAGACTGACGATGGCCGCATCCTGCTTCACTGCTTTGCCGGGTGCGAAACCTTAAACGTGGTGCAGGCTGTCGGCATGGACATGACTGACCTATTTCCCCCGGACGAAAAGCGGAGGGACTATCCCGCCGAAGGCAAGCCGCGCATGAAGCCAGCGTTCTACGCCAGCGACCTGATGCGTATCCTTGCGTTTGAGGCTTTGGTGGTCAGCATTTGCGCCAGCGATATGCGCCGAGGTAAGGCGTTGACCGATGGCGACAACGAAAGATTAAAAGTGGCACAACAGCGAATTGAAGAGGTAATGCACTATGCAAACATCTAGCGTCCAAGAACGGGCCAAAGCCCTTGATGAGGCACGTCGCGTTCGAGTCTTGAAGCCAGAAGACGTTGACGTCGATAAGTACCTGCACGCGACAGACATCACGCACAAGGTCAAGGCGGTAAGCGGTTGGCTTGAAGAGTTGCGGGACGAGATCGCCAACCCTGTGGCCGACGTCAGTCAGACCATGCCTTGGCCTAAGACCGAACACAGTTTTCGATACCGTCCCGGCGAGGTCACCCTTTACGCTGGTTCCAATGGCGGCGGCAAGTCCCTAATCACCGGGCAGGTGGCTCTGAGTCTGATTAAGCAAAAGCAAAAGATTTGCATTGCATCGTTTGAGATGAAGCCTAAGCGCACGCTGTATCGAATGCTGCGTCAATTCGCAGGCGAGAACATTGAGTTTCCAAAATTCATGTCCAAAGAAAAGTACATGGGCAAGATACTAGACCGCTTTCACGCATTTGCAGGCAACCGTCTGTGGCTCTACGACCAACAGGGCACGGTCAACTCGCAGCAGGTAATTGCCATGGCTCGTTACAGCGCAATGGAGTTGGGCGTCACCCACGTTTTTATTGACTCACTCATGAAGTGCGTGTCTGGTGAAGATGATTACAACGCGCAGAAGATGTTTGTTGATGAGTTGACAGCGCTGGCGCGTGATCACAACATTCACATCCACCTGATCCATCACATCCGCAAGTTGCAGAACGAAGAGATGCAGCCAAACAAAAACGACATCAAAGGCACTGGTGCAATTGCAGACCAAGTAGACAACGTGCTGTTGATGTGGCGTAACAAGAAAAAAGAACACGATAAGCAGAAGAAAGGTTTTGCTGACGACAAGTTGTCCGACGCCATGCTGATGTGCGAGAAGCAGCGCAACGGCGAAGCAGAGGATTGGTTCTCCCTATGGTTTGATAAAGACAGTCAGCAGTTCACCGAGCAGGGTGGAGCGGTTGCAATGTCATTTGATGGTGGAGGAGCATTTTGAATGTTGAGGGAAACAAAGAAGGACAAGGTGCAGACGAGCATCGCCATCGTTGCCTTGTCCGATGGGTTCTTACTCAGCGACTACAAGATCGTGATTTTGCGCACCGATGGCTCAGGGGATACACGAATGATAGAGGTCGCTGGGTCAAAGGATGGAACGATTTGCATCCCGGCTCAATACTTGAAAGAGATGTTCGAGACCAGTGGTCAAAAGGTAATCGAGGTAACAACGGAGAATGGAAATGAAAAAATTTGAGTCAAATATTTTGTCGCAGGGCCAAACCCTGTTTACACAAGATGAGTTCAATCAAGCGTTGACTGAAGCAAAGGCTGAGATCATGGCCGTTGCAATTCAAACAACAAAACAGGCAATGTTTTTGGAGCGACGGGCTTGCGCTCAAATGCTGCTGGACATGGCCGACATGGAGGACGAGGGCACGGTTTGCACTGCACTTCGCAATGCAGCCGAGTGTTTGTTCAATCGCGTTCCTGAGCAGCGTCAATGAATGAATTGACTTTGCCGTGGCCTCCGAGCGTGAACACCTATTGGCGCACGTTCCAAGGTCGCATGATCATCAGCGAGAAGGGTCGGCAGTACCGCAAGGATGTTGCCGATCAAGTGCTGATCCACCGCGGCAGCAAAAACTTTGCCGGGAAGATGCGAGTCGAGATTCAGGCATTCCGTCCTGACAACCGACGTCGTGATCTTGACAACCTGCTCAAGGCCATCCTTGATGGGTGTACGCACGCAGGGGTTTGGGTTGACGACAGCAACATCGTTGATCTGAGAATTTATTGGGCTGACACGGTCGGCGGAATAGTGAAATTGAAAGTGAGCGAAGTATGAAAAAAACAATTGCACAGGAGAAAAAAATGACTGAGCCAAGCATGAAGCAAGTTTGGGCAGGCATGGCAATGATGGCTCTGCTGTCTCGTCCCAATTTTGAGGGCACCTATCAAGATGTCGCGATAGATGCGTGGGATATGGCTGAGCGCATGGAGGTGGAACAACAAGAGCGTGACGATTAAAAATTAACAGCGAAGGATTAAAAATGACAGAGCAGTTTGATATGTTTGGCGATGAGTCCGCGTGGCTCAACAAGTTACGCACGAATTGGAGCAAGGCCATTGAAGGTGGCGGCGCTATCTGCCCGTGCTGTGACCGCAACGGCAAGGTGTACAGGGCGCGGCTTCACCAGACTATGGCTCTGGCTTTGCGTTGGATTGCAGTCAACAAAGAGGATGACGACGGCTGGGTCAATGTGCAGAACAAAGGCCCGCGCTGGATGCTTAAAGGAAAAAATTATTGCCTTCTAGAGCATTGGGGCTTGATTGAGTCAAAGTCCAACCGATCAGGCGTCTGGAGGGCTACACCAAAAGCGCTGGAATTTATTGATGGCACGATCACCATGCCGTCAGCCGTGTACATCTACGACAACAGGGTGTGGGGCTTTGACGATGAAGAGACATCGTTCCGCAGTTGTTTTGGAAAATACTTTGATTTTGATGAAATGATGTCTGCACAATTTAAGTGGGCAAATATAAAAAAAGGAGAAGGCAATGTTTGATTCGTTTGGAAATTTCTTTTGGACGTTCATGGCGCTGTCCGGTTTGATGTTCTGGATTTGCGTAGCAATTTTCGTTGGGTTGGTGATCAAGCGCCAGCGGGCCAAGCGGAGGTTCTATGACCTCTGAACATCGCGACCCGCACAAGGCTGTCGACTACATCATCACGAACGCAAAGCATTTTGCGAAAGCCAAGGCAGAGCGCATTTATCTTGAGGAGTACCGCAAGTCCCTCAAGGCCATCTTGATGAAGCGAAGCATGGAGGCGGCGGTCAATGCGCAAGAGCGGGAGGCGTACAGCGACCCAGAGTATTTGCAGTTGCTGCTTGGCCTGCGTGTTGCCGTCGAGGCAGAAGAGAAGCTGCGCTGGGATTTGATCGGTGCGCAGGCCCGCGTGGAAATATGGCGCACTGAGCAGGCCAACTTCCGGGCCGAAGGAAAGATTACGCTGTGAACCACTACCAACTTTCTGTTTTGCATAGCGTTGGTTGGTTTCTTGTTTTGCTTGATGGCTGGGCCATGCACATACATTGGTTGGCGCTCATTGGATTTTGTTTATTGTTTTACACGTTCTTTAAATTTGGAGCAAACGATGGCAAGTGAAAAAAGGAAAAAACTTGTACTGGTCGCAGACATCATCCCGGTGCAAGAATTGTCAGACACGCACACCACGCCATGGGGCAGGGTGTGGACTCTCATCTC